GAGAACGGTTCGCGCGTGAACCCGGCCGCGCCGTCGTAAATCGCCGGGTCGTAATTGACCGCGTCGAGGGTGACCGTATCGCCGCTCGGCGTGACCTTGGTCAGCGTCCAGTCGGTCGTCTCGCGGTCGACGGCACCAAACGACAATTGCGTGGCCTCGAGCGTGTCATACATTCCCACCAACGCAAAGGGCGCGGCCGCGGGCAGGATCATTTGCGCATCGGTCTCCCCGCGCGTCACGCCCACCACGCGCACCGGCGCGCCGGTCGGGTCCCGCAGCAGGACCGCAAACGTGGTGCCCACCGTCCAGTCGAGATCCTTGTCGAGGTTGACCGTGCGCGCCTCGTCCCACGAGATCACGCGCGCGGCCTGCGCCCACTTGACCATGCCGGCCTGCACGCCGATGCGGTCGCCGGGTAAGACGTTGAGCCCCTCGAGCTCGGTCGAGAACGTGATCGACTTGCGCTGCAATTGCCGCTTGGCCTGGGTCAGCGTGCCATGCTCTTGCGCGACGCTGGCGTCCGTGCAGCCGAAGAGGTTCACGGTGACGAAGTCGGGCGCGTCGGGCGGCAGGAGCAGCGCCTGCGCGGAAAAGGTGAGCGGGTCGCGGTAGTTCACCCGCACGCCCTCGGGCGTGCCCGTTGCGTCGAATTGGTGGTTCACCTGCAGCGAGCCGGCCACCATGTTGGCGTCGGTGAACAGCTGCGCGCGCACCGGCTGCACGCCGTCATGAATGAGGCTCATGCGCGAGCCCACCGGCAGCGGCGCCGCGTGCACGGTCTGCACCGTCAGCCCCAGCGCCTCCCAGACCGTCGAGGTCTGGTCGAAGATCGCGTTGAACCCGTTGTGCCCCGCCCAGAGGGCGCGGCTCGCGGACAGCTCGGCCAGGTCGACCTCATCGGCGTTGACCGGACGGGCGCCGCCGTACGCGGCGCAGACCACGTCCACGAACGCGTCGGCGGGGTTGACGGTGGCCACCGGCGTGCCGGTGCCCAGCGGGGGCAGCCGGCGCGTCACCCGAAACCGCAGGCTCGAGGCCGCGTCCGACGCCACCCCGTTGGTCGCTTTCATGATGACCGAGATCAGCGTGACATTGCCGTAAACGCTCGTGCCCACCGGCGGGGGGTCGAGCTGGAATTTCAGGCCCGACCAGATCACGTGATCCGAGGTCGTCACCTTCAGGTCGGAATTGCTCGTGCGCTGCGCGCGCACCTTGTAGCGCCCCGAGGGCACCGGGTGCGCGCGCGTGAACCGCTGCGGGGTGTTCTCCTTGGCCACGAAGGTCTCGGCGAAGGTCAGCAGTGCGCCGGCGTCCGCCCCGTTCGCGTCGATCGGTTGCGCCTCGACCGTGACCGTCACCGTGGCGTTACTCAGATTGCCCGAGGCGTCGCCCAGGTAGAGGCCGCCATTGAAGACAAAATCGTTTTCGAGGACCGAGCCATGCTGGCCCGGCTTGCACGTGGCAAACGAGCCGATCCATTTCGCCTGGCCGGCCTGGTCATAGTGGGGCGCCGGCACGAGGGCGCCGGCAGGCGGATTCTGCGATGCGGTGTAGGCCACGGCCGTGTAGGTGCCCACCGTCCAGCGCTGACCGTCATACCCGATCAGGCAATCGACCGCGGTGCCGAGCGCGGGGTTGGCCGGCAGCTTCAGGAGCTTGGTCTCGGGCGTGGGCGCGGTCGTCAGGTCGACCAGCCCGCCGGGCAAGTTGCCGGTGATGTAGACGTTGGAGATGGCCCAGTACCAGGTCGAGGCCACGAGCACGCCCCCGACGTTGGGCGCAATGAGCTCCTGGTTGCCCACGGCCGGACTCGTGACCACGTTTTCGCGCACGCCCGTGACGCCCTCGATCGTGCCGAAGGTCGAGCCGTGCGCGGCCGGCAGGAAAACGCGGTACTTGACCACGCCGTCGGCCAGCACCTTGGCCTGCGTCTCGCCGAGCAGCATCTCGACCACGTCATGGTCGCCGAGCCCCAGGCAGAGGACCGCGTGCAGATACTGCTCGTTGCGGTCGAACAGCGTGTACGGCTGCGCCGCGAAGTCGGGCAGCGCCACGACGGAGCCATAGATCACGGGGATCGGCTGGCCCAGGCGCGCGGCATTCTTGGGCGGCGCGATGCCGTAGACCTGCGAGGCCTGGGGCGTGTCGGCGGCCGCGGGCTGCGAGGGTGCGAACACCTTGGACAGCACGTAGCCGATGACCATCGAAATGACGGCCTGCAAGATGTAGTAGGTGACCGGCCCGCCCGTGATGCCCGGCGTGAACGTGACCAGGATCTCGTCATGCGGTTGCGTGCGATAGCCCGGGTCGGTGCACGGGTGGTCGTTGACGTAGACCGCGCGCTCGATCCCCCCGAGCGCCGGCTCGTTCGCATCGACCCAGGCCAGCAGCGGGGTGCCGTCGGGCAGGCCGACCCGGCGCCGGCGTGACGTGTCCAGCGGATTGAAGAGGACGACGACCTCGGCCATGGCGGCGCCGCGCTAGAGGCGCGCCTCCCAGCATTCGAGGTCACCGAAGGTGGCCACCCAGTGGCCGAGCGACCAGGCGACCACGCCCGCCTTGACGTGGGCATGGACCACGCGCAGCGCCAACAAGACGCCCGCGTGGCCCGCGTCGCTCGCCAGCACGATGGCGCCGAGGCTCGGCTCGACGCGGCGCCAGCCGTGCGGGCGCTGGCCGTGGAACAGCGCGCGGATCTCGTCGCGCGTGAGCGTGCCCGAGACGAAGTCGGGCGGCAGCGGCAGCCCAAGCCGGCGGCGCACCTCGAGCACCAGGCCCCAGCAGTCGAACGACTCGGGCCCGCGCGCGCCGCGCTCGAACGCGGTGCCGGGCAGCTCTGCGAGGGCGGCGTCGACGGCGCGCCAGGCGTGGCGGGCGCTCACCGGTCAAGCCCCGGAAAATGGGCGGTGTCGTACCAGGTGCCAGGAAAGCGCCGGTTCAGCACGTCCGAGCGCCCGGCCACCCCGGTGACGGCCTCCTCGGTGATCTGGATCGTGTCGAACGCCAGGCGCAGCGGCGGCGCCTGCGGGGGCTGGGTCACGCCGAGCGTGGACAGGTACAGCCGATAGGTCGCCGTGATCCGGTGCGTCGGGTCGGCGTGCGCGACCTGCACGGCGTCAGCAATGGCGGTGTCCGCATTGGTGAGCGTTACCTGCAGATCCTGCTGACCGGCGCCGTCGACGGTGGGCAGCACGACCGAGAACGGGAAGGGCAGGTAGGTGACGCTCTCGCCGGTCTCGAGCTGCGCGGTGAACGCGGTCGGGGCGCTCGTGAGGTAGTAGGGCGCGGGCCAATTGACGTGGGTCAGCGTCAGCGTGGGCCAGAGATCCACCCCGGCGGGGGCGCTGGCGCGCACGCGGGCGAGGTCGATCGAGGCACCGGTGGAGGGCATGGCGGGCGGCTCTTGTGGGGGGCTTCAGTCGTGGATCAGAACGGCGCCGCCTGGCCGCGACCGACCCGGTAGGTGGATTCGAGTGAGCGCGCCACGTCGGAGCCGCCGCGGCGGATATCGCTGGCGATCGCCTTGCGGGTCTGTTCGATGATGATTTGCAGGTCGCCCCCGCTGCCTTGCTGCGTGCGCACGTCCACGCCCGGGGCGTTGTTGTTGACCGTGACATTGACCGCGGGCGCCGGCGCGGCCGCCATGCCGAGTGCGCCGAATCCGCCGCTCGAAAACGTCGGGGCGCTCGAGGCGGTGCCCGTGGTACCCGAGAGCGCCGAGGGCATGGCCAGCGTGCGCGTCACGGCGCCGCCTTGGGCGAAGCTCTGCGCCGAGGCCATGCCGGAGCGCACCAGCGGCGGCTCGATCACGACCGTTTTTCCCGAGCCAGGCGCGCCACCGGGAAAGAAAAAATCCAGGATGTATTTCTTGGCCAACATTTTCAGCAGGTCGGCCACGATCGATTCGACCATGCGCTTGAACGCCTGCGCCGCGGTGACCGCGCCCGTGGCGACCGAGTCGGCGAATTGCCCGAAATCGTCGGTGATCTTGGTGAGCATTTCGGACTGCGTCTGCATCGGCTCGAGCGTGCGCTGGACGACCGTCGTGCCAAACATCTGGGCCAGGTTCCACTCGCGCTGAGCCGTCGTGCCGACCTCGAGGTTGGCGTTATAGGCGGCGAGCTGGAGATCGGATTTTTCCTGCGCGGCGAGGTACTCCTCATAGGCTTTCGTCGTCGCCTTGACCGCGGTCCCGAGCTTGTCTTGCGCGGCCGCGTTGTCGACGGTCTGCTTGTTGATCTGGAGCTCGACCTCAATGTCATGCTCCTTGATCTTGGTCAGCTCGGCGGCCGCGACGGCGCGCACCTTTTCCATGGTGGCCAGGTGCTCGGTCTTCTTGGCCGCGTCCTCGAGGACGTCGTTGGCGTCCTTTTGTTTTTTGCCCGCGCCCGCGGCGGCGTCGCCATGACCCGTGGCCGCGAGCGCCGCCTTGGCGTAGGAGTCGGCCAGCGACTGCAATCGGTTGGCGCCCTCGTCGGTGAGTTTCTCGAGGCGCCCGCGCAATTCGACAATCGATTGGCTCATCGACTTGGTGGACGTGGCGAACTGCACGAACGCGGCAATCTTGGAAAACGCATTCGAGGCCAGGATCACGACCGCGGCCAGGCCGACCATTTCCATGCCCACGGCCTCGCCCC